TTTAAAGTAGTATAATAAACATGAACCCGACTCACTAGGGCTTCGCCGAAACAACGTTTCGGACCCTACACCTGTAAAGGTGACTGGCCTACGCCAACCGTGCAAAGCATAGCCAACTGCTACGCACCTAACAAAGTGCGCGGGCACACCGACACCCGCTACCACCAACAGGTGGGGTTCTCGAGAACCAAATCTCCATCCTCCCTAACTGGGCGAAAAAGACGATCCGAAAGCTTCGAATCGGCTAAAACAACGCCAAAGTTAGGCTTCCGAGCCGGGCTCGGAAATCCCCATTTTCGAGAGTAGCTCAGAGAGCCACCTCGAAAACCTTTATTGCGGGCCCTTAATAAAGAAAGGGAGGGCTCAACCCAATTCCTGCAGAGCAGGGACCAAGTTAAGTCCTGAGCAACGGACGTAGAACGTCCATGCTCCCACAAGTCCAACCGCACCTCCTCTCTCTGCTCAAACGTCACCTCATCGCGAGCAACGCGATAACGTTTGTCGGGTTCCGAACCCGAAGGAAGACGAAAATGGCCGCGTAGACGTAGTCTACACTCCATTTTGAACGTCTCAAGCACTCGGCCTGAAAGGCCGAGCTCGGACGGTAGAAAAGCCCAACGGCTACCCCTACCACGAGCGAGCACGAACGCACGCTCCCACATCGCTCCAGCAGAGTGACAAACTGCTGCCAGGTGAAGGTGACCCTGAGGGCCACCAGGTGCACCACCCCTTCGAAGGTGCTTCACCTCTCTCCACCTCCCACTAGCTTCACGAAGGAAGCAAGTGGAATTAATCTCGGCAACTGACCTAAAGCGGCCAGTTTTCGATTCGTTAAGGACTGCCCAGTCGGGGTAATCCTTATCGATAATGGGACGAGAACTGCTGAGCAGTGCATCGTCTCCATTAATTAATATTCTTTTCTCCAAACCTCGAGTAGCCCAACGGGCTGCAACATAGGATTGAAGACAAAGAAGAGGAAAAGAGAGATAAGTGCCCATCATCTGACCGTGAGTGACGCGAACGCCACTAACGGAAGGACGAAGGGATTCACAAGCGGCCTGGCGCACAGAACCAGGAACCGAAGCACACTGCGCAAGAAGCGCAGTGAGGATTGTGTCAGCGACATCGAGACGGAGACCGTCTGTCGCACCTACAAGATCAACAGAAGTCTGCCAGGGAAACTGACAGACTTCTGAGATCCTCTTCTCAGTCGGAGGACCGACGAGAAGCCAATCCTTCCTTCCCAAATACGAGTAGAGGCACTCGTGTAAGGGACCCAAGACATCCCATCGATAAGATGGGATGCACATAGGCCTTAACTTGCCAACGGCGGGAACGGCGCAAAAACGCGCATTCCAACCGCCATTACCCTGAGGAAAAGGACCCCCGCGAACAGCAGACGAGAAAGATAAAGACTTTCCGGCCCACCAATCGCTGGCAAAAACAAACTTCTCAAGACGAGAAGAGCGTTTTGGAAAAAACGAATCACAAAAAGACTCGTA